AGAAGTTCCACCTGGATCCCGTCACGGGCAAACCCAAGAGGAACGAGAAGAGCAATGAGGTGATGTCATGGTTCCGCATAGGAGTGAACGTCAGGCCAATAGCATGGGATGACATCAGGAACGACTGGGCCTACGAGATGGAATACGTGGTGGTGCCTACGATGGTCAGTGACCTCAAGAGTGAATTTTTTCCCAAGTCAAAGTTCTATGGCGTACACAAGAAATACAACTACTGGTTCACGGGACAGAACACCGAGGTGTTGAGCTACGAGGTCGACTACAACGCAATGTATTACATAGGCGTGGGTTCGGAGTTTGCCGGTCAGCCCATCAACGGAGCCGAAACGGATGACCATTCTCCCCGGACAGTGGGTCCGGCAGATGCGAATTCAGGCACACTGTCTGACAAGTCATCGGAACCCGCGGCCAGGGGAGCCAGCGTGCTGTACAGTCCCACCGACTATGCACAACTGCGTATGGAGGTGTTTGGTGATCCAGCGTTCATAGTACAGAATGACGTGTTCTATGCACTGGGCACCTACAATGGTAGGTTCCTGCCGGATGGCACCATCAACATGGACAATTTCGAAACACTGGTAGAGGTCAACTTCAACACCATAGAGGACTATGACATCGACACCGGCACGGCGGAGGTCAAGCAGTTGGAAAAGAAGAACGTGAAACAGCGAGACGTGACAGGCACTGATGGCATCATATACACCCTGACGGCAGTGACCAACAAGTTTTCCGGTGGGGTATTCACACAGGAGCTCGAAGGCATCATGCGTGAGTTCGAGGAAAGGGCATCCAACGTTCCCGTGAACCAACCGACAAAAGCATTCGTCACCATTGGCAGGGATGAAGCACTCAAATACAAAAGTTCCGGTAACTTATTGGGCATTAAAAACACGTTACCAGGTCCCAGACCGGGACCACGACAGGACGGAGGCAAACAGTCAGGAACCATAGCCGAGAAGCAACCCAACAATCAGAATCGAGGTTTTGATCTGTTTGATGACGATCGGGGAAATTAATAACACTGCGTCAGGCAGGCAAACATACATAACAGCATGGCAGAGAACATACAGAGGAACATAGGCAGGGGCAGGGCCTACAGATACGACAAAGAGGGAGTACCCTCGGAATTTGGACCGTTCATAGGCACGGTCAAGAACAACGTGGATCCCACCAGGAAGGGCAGGCTACAGGTCTACATAGAACAGTTCGGTGGTGAGAACCCCGACGACCAGAGCAACTGGAGGACCATCAACTATGCATCGCCGTTCTATGGTGACATAGGCAGGTTCGATCCCAACCAGCGAGAGTCGATCACCGGATCCGGCGCCTTCGTTGGCAACAAACATTCATATGGCATGTGGTTCACTCCACCGGACATAGGCACCAAGGTGATCTGTGTGTTCGTTGGTGGACAACCGGACCAGGGCTATTACATAGCCTGCGTGCCCAGTCCAGGACTGGGACACATGTTGCCCGCTGTGGGTGCGTCAAACAAGTACGTGACTCCCAGCAATGCACAGACCGCCAAGTATCTGAGAGGTGCACCCAGGGTACCAGTGACGGAGATCAATGACCTGAATACCAATGTCATCGAGAATCCCAGGTACTACGATCAGCCCAAGCCGGTGCATGACGTACTGGTGGCGGAACTGTTCCGACAGGGACTGATCACCGACGAGATACGTGGACCCATATCAAGTTCCAGCCACAGGGAATCGCCCAGCAAGGTGTTCGGCATCAGCACACCCGGTCTGCCCATATACGAGGGAGGCCTGGACGAGAGCACCATCAAGTCACGACTGGAGACCGGTTCGGTCACTCCAGAACAGATCAAGGTGGTGGGACGCCGAGGTGGACACACCCTGGTGATGGATGACGGTGACATCGAGGGCAAGGACCAGATGATCAGGATCAGGACGGCCAAGGGCCACCAGATCACCATGAGCGATGACGGAGACGCATTCTACATCATACATGCCAACGGACAGACATGGCTGGAGTTGGGCAAGGAAGGCACGGTCGACGTGTTCTCCACCAATTCCGTGAACGTGAGGACACAGGGCAGTATCAACCTGCACGCAGACAAGGACATCAACATATCAGCGGGCAACAAGCTCAACCTGTACGGCAAGCAGTCGGCCAATCTGGAATCACTGGAGATCAACCAGCGTGCAGACACCGGACTGAAGATGTACAGCAAGGGCACCATATCGGCCAAGAGCGACCAATCCATTGCCATGCAGGCCAGCAAGACGGCCAGCATAGATGGCGGCGACAGCCTCAAGCTCGAGGGCGGATGCGTGGACCTCAACGGCGGCGGAGCATTTCCCGCCAAGACAGTGACTGCCATACGCAAGAACAAGTTACCGGACACCAAGTTCGACGGCGAACAGGGATGGCAGGTCGAGAGCGGACAGTTGGAGACCATCACCACCAGGGCACCCACGCATGAACCATATCCCTATCATGGATTGGGCATAGAGAACTCAGCCAACCTGGGCACCTCACCGGTGTCACCAGCACCCTCGCAGACACAGTCGAGACTGCAGGAACTACAGCAAGTGGTGCCGGACGGATTGACGCTGGACCAGTTCACCTCACAGACACGTGTGGACAAGGGACTGGCCAATCTCAACCCTGACCAAGTCACGGGCATGATGGCACAGTTGAGCAAGGAAACGTCACAGTCCTACAATGATTTCTCTGTTGATTTGGGCATAGGCAAGTTTGGAGTCAGCCCTGAACAGTTGGAGGCCACGGGTTACCTCAAACCAGGCACAGTGAAAAACTTCCTGAGCAGTCCGGGCAATACCTCGATCAACCTGCTGGGCCAGAGCAAGACCGACCTGGAGAAGGTGTTGAGCAACACCAACGTCTGGACCAACAAGGGAGGTGCCACTGACCTGACATCATTCCTGGGATCAGAAAGCATACAGGACACAGTGATACAGGACGTGTACCGAAACGATCTCAGCAAGTTGAAGGCCAATGGCGTGATCAAGGGCACAGAGGACACCGCGGACGTGGCAGGCATGTTGAATGCCAGCGCCAAGCACGGCAACGATGACGTGATAGCATGGGTCAAGGGCAACGTGCCCAGGACGGTCAACAGCATCAGGCAGACGGCCAGGAACGCACAGTTCGCCACCAAGTTCGTGGACAGCAAGATCACTCCGGATCTCAGTGGATTCAGCAGTCCGGGTGGATTTGCCAACACCACTCAGTCCGACGGAGTTGACGCAGGAGCCGGTGCTTTCATCAGCAATGGCAAGGTACCGCCCATAAAATATTCATAGATAAATATTGTCATGGCAACTTACATTGGATTCAGCACGATAGACAGGAAGAGGAAGTTCACACTCACGGACAATGATCTAGTGGTGCGTGACGTGCTCAACAGCCTGTTGATCAGGAAAGGCGAGAAACTGGGCCGTCCCGACTATGGCACGGACCTATGGGGTCTGGTGTTCGAACCATTGAATGACCAGATGATCAAGGCACTCCAGCAGGAACTACAACAGACCATCGAGCAGGATCCACGGGTGAAATTCGAGGACGCACAGGTCAATCCGGGAGCCAACGGCATACTGGTGGAACTGTTCATCACGGTGCTACCCACATCCGAACAACAGAGACTGAGCCTGTTCTTTGACCAGGACCAACAGACACTCACACTGCTGTAATATCCACACTTAAAGTTATAAAGTAAGCAGTTATCTAAGGTGATAAATACTGGATAACAGAGAGATACTATGGCTAAAACTACCAGACAGACAGCAATTTTTGGTGCGGAAGATTGGAGGAGACTATACCAGACCTTCCGTGAAGCAGACCTCCAGAGCTATGACTATGAGACCCTGCGTAAGTCGATGGTCGATTACCTCAGGTTGTACTATCCTGAGACCTTCAACGACTACGTGGAATCATCGGAATTCGTGGCACTGCTGGATCTCATGTCATTCATGGGACAGGGACTGTCCTTCCGCAATGACCTAAACACCAGGGAGAACTTCCTGGGCACCGCTGAGCGAAGAGACTCAGTGATCAAGTTGGCAGAGCTCGTGGGATACACTCCCAAGCGTAACACCAGCTCAGAGGGTTACCTCAAGGTAGACAGCGTCACCACCACAGAAAGCGTGATAGACTACAATGGCTTCAATCTCTCGGGCCTGCAGGTCAATTGGAACGACGCCACCAACGTGGACTGGTACGAGCAGTTCACCAGCATCATGAACGCCGCTTTCGTGTCCAGCCAACGTGTGGGACGTCCGGGCAACAAACAGGAAGTGCTGGGAGTCAGCACAGAAGAATATGAATTCAACGTGGTCGCAGGTTACCTGCCTGTGGTACCATTCGAGACATCAGTGGATGGCATCAGCATGAACTTCGAGGTGGTGTCAGCAACATCAGTGAACCAGACATACATATATGAACCCGCACCACAGACCAATGGACAGATGAACGTGCTGTACCGCAACGACAAGTTGGGATATGGCAGTGCCAACACAGGCTTCTTCTTTTACTTCAAGCAGGGTTCATTGATCAGCCAGGACTTCACGGTACAGGAAAGGATAGCCAACCGCGTGGTGGACATAGACCAGGACGGAGTCAACAACAATGACGTGTGGCTGTTCGAGGTACAGGACGAGGGACGATCACTCACTGAGTGGAGCAAGGTGGACAACATCTTCGCGGTGGGAGCCACTCCCACAACCAACAACCAACTGAGGCGTGCATATGCAGTCAAGTCCAGGGGCAACGATCAGATCAGCCTGGTGTTCGGTGACGGCATATTTGCCAGACAACCAGTGGGCACGTTCAGGACGTTCCTGAGGACATCCAATGGACTGGAGTACGTGCTCAATCCAGATGACCTACAGAGCGTGCAGGTCACACTGCCGTACGTGAGCAAGACCGGACGCAACGAGACACTGACATTTTCGCTGAGCCTACAGACCACCATCACCAATTCCAAGTTCAGGGAGAACCTGGAAGAGATCAAGACACGTGCGCCATCCAACTACTACACACAGAACAGGATGGTCAATGGTGAGGACTACAACAACTTTCCGTACACGCAGTTCACTTCCATACTGAAGTCAAAGGCAGTGGGCAGGTCCAGCATCGGACTGTCCAGATACCTGGATCTACTGGATCCCACTGGAAAGTTTTCCAGCACCAACACTTTCTGTGCGGACGGCATGCTGTACAGGAACTACGAGGATCCCAACTTCACGTTCACGTTCGTCGACACCAATGACATCTCGAACGTGCTGGTGAACCAACTGGAGCCCGTGCTGGCATCCAGGGAGTTCTCGCACTTCTATCATGACAAGTTCGTGAGGCCCAGCCTCACAGACATAGACATTTCGTGGCAACAGTCGACCAGCACCACCAACCAGGCCACAGGATATTTCAAGAACAGCGACGGCAATGCCGTGGCGGTGGGATCATCGGCATCCAACAACGGCAAGTACATCGACCAGGGAAGCCTGGTCAAGTTCGAACCACCCGCTGGTTATTTCTTTGACGCCAACAACAGGCTGAAGGTGGGCACACCAACCGGACTCAATGAGAAATTGGTGATATGGTCCACTGTGTCCTCGCTGACACTGGATGGAACCAACTTTGGAGAAGGCAACCTGAGTGACGGCACGGGACCCGTGACCCTCAACCAGTTCGTGCCGACCGGGGCCATACCCACGCAGGTGATAGCCAAACTGGTGACGGACCTGCCGGCCAGCATAGAGGCGCTGATGATAGCACAGACCGAGCTGTACAGAGACTTCGGCATTGGGTATGACAACACCAATGGCACATGGTACCTGATCACGGCGGACAACCTGAACAAGGACGCGGACTGGTCAACGAACTATGCACAGAACACTGACAGGCTACAGCGTGACGCCAGTTGGTTGGTGCAGTTCACCACCGATGGCGAGACCTACACGGTGAAGTACAGGAACCTCAAGTACTACTTCGCCAGCGTGCAGGAAAACAGATTCATATTCGATTCAGCGGACAAGATATTTGATCCCAAGACCGGCAAGACGGTGAACGACTTCGTCAACGTGCTGAAGATGAACAGCAAGCCAGACTCCAACGACAACCTCACCACTGACCTGAGAATGGACATAGTGGGACAGGAAGTGGAGACTGATGGCTTCATCGACAACTTCAAGGTGTCGGTCAGTTACGCTGACAGCGACGGAGATGGCATCGCTGACGATCCGGACATATTCACGGAGGTAGTGGCACCCACGGTGAGTTCGGCAACCAAGGTGGTGTTCCTGGAAAAGACCACGGACTTTGACAACCTGGAGAGATTCCTACCAGTGGCGTCCGGAGTGATCAACACACTGTACGCTGACCTGGATGCGATGGAACTGGCCAAGACCGAATACCTGAACAACCAGGTGTTCTACGGAACCACCAGCAAGAAATTCTACAAACTGTCAGTGGTGGGAACCACATACACCCTGGAGGCATCAACAGATTACATCTACAGGACGGGCAGGCAGGACATATTTTTCCAGTACAGCCACAACTCCAGCAACAACAAGAGGGTGGATCCCGGGATCACCAACATCATTGACGTGTTCCTGGTGACCAGTTCCTACTACACAGCGTACCAGAACTGGATACTGGATGGCACAGGCTCGGTCACTGAGCCCGACGTGCCCACCATAGACGAATTATCAGTGTCCTACAGCACCCTGAATGAATACAAGATGATCAGTGACAACATGATACTGAACTCCGTGAGCTTCAAGCCGTTGTTCGGTCCCAAGGCCGCTGAGGAATTGCAGGCCAGGATCAAGGTCATCAGGGTAGCGGACACAGTGACCAG